TTATTTGCTTCCTATTTTACGCGAACGGTTCCGCAATTCCTGCTTGCGTTCAAGTTCAGATAGAGTGACGGATGCCGGGATGCCTTCTTCATCAATACGGATGATTGCATTGGCCAGGCGTTCCATCAGTCTTGGAGGCAGAGAGGTTCCTGACGGCGCAGGCGGTACCGGCACTGCAGATTTCTGCGCATCAATGGAGCCACCGGATGAATAACCGGCCATTCGAGCACGGATTGCCTGGTTAAGGTCAAGTGTCCTTATGGTACCGGCCTGCTGGGACTTGTCCAGTATGTCAAGTATCGGTGCGACGGTAGGGTTGCTTACAGCTGCATTGCTGGCCACCCATTCTTTGGATTGTCCGGAAGGCCCTTCACCTACTATGACAGTAGGACGGTCAATGAATCCCCGTGCATCAGGGTCGTAGTCGGCATCGGGAAAGAGCTTTCCATCCTGGGCGCGCCGGACATCAATCTTGCCTCCGGACTGGCGACCAGTGGCAACGCGTGCGCCGGTACCGGAACTGCCGGAATTACTGCCGGAAAGAGTCAGATTCTTGACTTTTTCCCGTTCCGCATTGGCTGCGGCCAACTGGACAGCTCCGGTGGCAGCCATTACCCCTGCTGCAATCGGTCCGGCAATCGGTCCCAGTTGGGCTAAAGCCATCATTATGGCCATCGCAGTATTGGCAATAATCTGGGAAGCCTTTACTGCAAACTGAACATCTGCATACTTTTTTTCAATATCCAGCTTCTTCTGGGCTTTTTCCTGCTCCAGACGTTCTATTTCTTCGGCATTTCCTTGCGCAGCCTCTATCTCTGCATCATATTTTGCCTCTACATTATCTATTTCAATCCGCTTGAAAGTATTGAAGGAATTGCTCAGCCCACCCAAGACAGAATTTACAATACCCTGGATACTTTGGAGCATCCCCTCGAAATTGGCGTTACTGATTGCCTCCTTCAAATTTTCTATATTATTGTATATATCCGTGAACTGTTGGGAAATATCATTACCTTGTAATGCCCTCAACTCTTCAGATGTTTTCTTGGCGAGTCTTATCTTTTCTTCCTTGTACAGTCTGTCCTGATTCAGCTTGGCCTGATTATATATTTCTGTTACGGCTGCTTCGTCCTCCCCGTGTTGTCGGGCATACACCAGTGAAGCCTGGTAGTATGCTTTCAGCATCTGTAGTCTGGTTTGGTATTCTGTCTCCAGTCGTGTTTCGGGGGTGGTCGGTGTATGTTCTGCCATTTCCCGGATAGCTTCCATGTTGTCCCGGTAAGTCTGCTCTGCTTTCAGACGCGCTTCGAACGATTTTTGTTCTGCTTGTTCCACACGCCTGGCTGCATTTTTCACCGCTTGCCCTTTCAGTTCCCCATTTTTCAATTCCAGCTTCTCTGCTTTGCTGGCGTATTCTTTCTCAATGGCAAGACGACGGTCTGCCAAGTTGCTGCCAAGTGTGGTCATCCATACAGCATACTGTTTTTCCGTCATCTGCCGTCTTGCCAGTAACAGTTTCTGTACATTCATTACGGCGGTAATCTTCCGTTCCTCGTCCGTTAATTCTTGGTCACGCAGAGCCGCGAGGTCTGCCAAGACTTTCTTCTCGGTTTCAACTTGTTCTTTCAGTGCCTTGTCAGCCTTCTTCTTGGTCGCGTCAGAATCTTCTGCCGGAAAACGCTTGTTGTATATTTCCTGGGCTATTTCCACATACTCGCCAGCTGCGTCCTTGTTATTCTTTATCCAGGCTTGCAACTGAACCTTCTCCATCTTGTTGAAGTTCTGGCGTGCTTCTGCAAGCTTCTGCTGGTTCTTGACGGTTTCTTCAATAGTCTGGCCGTTCAGTTGTTTCAATTTCTCTTCGGCACCCAAAAGCATGTTGCTGTAATTCTCAATCTCTTCAGCTGTTGCTTTTTTCATTGCATCCGATTTATCTACCGTTATGATGGGAGAAGCAAACATACCCTGGCTAACCATGTTGGTCCTCCCATAGGTGTACAGTTCTTGTAACTCCTTTATTTTTTTCCGATAGTTTTCTATTTGTTTTGTGATTTCTTTTATCGCTTTCTGATTTTCAAATTTGAGCAAGGCACGTTGTTTTATTAGAAATTCTTCGACCTTTTCTCCAGAGATGGCAATTGCACGTCCATACTCATCGAAAGCGGAAACAGCGCCGGGTACCATATTCTTTATCTGGGCGATGACGCTGGCCAGTTCTTTCTGTTCTTCGGCTGAACGTGAGGACTTGCCAACCAGTTCCTCGTATCGGTTCAACAGTCCCGGCAATGCGCTCTCAAGCTGTACCATCTTGTCGAAATGGTTCTCGTAAGTTTCCGTATAAGTGGTGAACATTTCCCCAAGTTTAGTGAAGAATCCATTGGCATACTTCAACATGGATTTCCAGAACGGCTCCAGCTTTTTTCCCACTTTATTGAAAAAGGCATCCATTGTGTCTCCAAGGTTGGACTGGATTCCTTCAAGTTCCTGCATCTGCACGGCCATGGAACCGGCAATGCCGTCGACACGACCGAGAGAAAGAAGATAATCCTTGATGGCATCCTCAGAATTGCGCACTTCGGTAGTCACTCCTCGGAAAGAGAACTTTGTAGTCTCCCCGGATTTGGAAGCCTTGATACCGAACTCCTTCAGACGTTCGTTCTCCCCGGTCATCGCATCAAGTATAGCCTCAATGAGCTGATCGACGGACTTTCCTTGGGAAGCGGCAAGGTCTCCCATGTTGACAAGCTCCTGGCTGGTAGGCTTGACCCCACGATTAACCAGCTTGATATATGCTTCAGTCCATTCCTGCAAGGACGATGGGGTGTCTGCTGCCAATTGCTGAAGCATCTTCATGGCATCATTGGCCTTCTTCTGCGACTGGAAAGTATTCCGAAGGACTGCCTCGTATTTGGCGAATTCCTTGCGTGTCTCGTATGCCTGGTTATGGACATCCTTAAGCCATCCGACAACCTTAACGGCAATGAAAGCCTTGGCTGCCATTTTTAACTTGGACATCCAATTCACGCTGTTGCCGAACTCATTGTTCATGTTGTTACCTGCACTGCGTAACTCGCTCATGCGGGCACGGACTTCTCTGAGACGGGTATTGAGTTTGGCATATTCTTCCGGATTCGCAGATTCAGTCATATCATCCAAAGCAGCGGAAAGCTCCTTAGCTTCTTTCTTGAGCTGTCTCATGGTGAGATCGTTGACTTTCAAGTTACGGGTCAGCAGACTTATTTTCTCATTGTTTTTGGAAATTTTGGCAGTATAGTCTTTGCACTCTTTCGCAAGGTTCTGATAGTCTTTCGTGTTCTTTTTGCCTTGGGCTTCGAGCTCCACCATAGCCTTGCGGCGTTCGGCCTCTTCCTTTTTCAAAGCCTTGGTTTCCTTGGTCAGTGTATGCAGCTCTTCCTGAAGCTTGGAACTGTCACCTGAGATTATGAGTTTGATTTCGTCTTCGGATAAATGCTTTTTTGCCATAATGTTACCAGTTTGAGTTTTCATATTGAAGGGCCTGCTCCAGTTCCTTGCGAATATTGGTACGAACTTCTTCCGTGAAACCGTACTTTATTTCCGGGAATGTCTCATGATACAGCACTCCCCAGACCACCCGGTTATAAAGAGCAAGATTACGGCGAATATGACGGGAAATACGGTCATCGGCTCCACGACGATAATAGATGTCAAGAAAGCGGAGATATGGGAATATACGCAGATAATAGGCTTGTTTCGTATCTGATTCCTGGGCAATGAACGGACGTTTCTGAAGATGTGCCACCAGGTCACCGGATCGTGAGTTGAGATATGTACGCACAACTTTTTCTTGTGTCTCATAAATAAGGTTGATGCCTTGAGACATTATATCATGGACAAAACGTTCTCTGACAAGCTGGTCTGTAATCATATTCACTGTTATTTCCAGCGAAGATAGAATAGGGGAGGGGGTACGGAAAGGACATAAAACGAAGGGGCAACTATTCATCACGAACAATTACCCCCTATATGACAGTAGTATTTAGTTTCTCGCTTGGAGCATCCACCGGAAGTCCAGTCCTGATGAACCAGGACGGTTCTGGTATTTATAACCGGCATCAAGCATGGCTTGATGAACCTGCTCCTTACTAATTTGCGCTCCAGGATCAATACGGCGAATGGCGTCGTAGACTTCATCCGTAGTGAACCAATGGGTGGCATGGCGTGCATCCGGGGCAGGTTTGAACGATGCGGACAAGGATGCTATATGGATACTGATATCGGTAATTTTCTGTTCTTGCTCTTTATTTTTCATTTTGTCCTCCTTTCTCATTAACATCAAGCGCATGCTGCAGGCAGGAAATGATTTCACGGGCATCCTCCGCAGAGATGTCGCACATCACATAGTTGCCATAATAAGCAAGGCAATATTTAGACTCACTTGTTTCAGTTCCTGTACAAAGACGTTCGGCTTGAACATAAATATCTTTTTGTGCTATAGACTTGATACGGTTCATTTGGCACCTCCTTTCTGGCACTTCTTTGCCTTATAAACGCACAATGCAGTGACCACAACCAATGGTGGGAACACCATCCCGGCACATGCCCATACGATGGCGCGGAAGTACCAGCGGTCTGCTTCGGTCTTGACTTCGCAGTCGGGAGCCAAAGCACGGTAGTAACGGCGCTGGAGGTTATTGACTTGCTCGGTAAGAGCGTTAACGGATTCGCCCACGGTAGGGATGCCGGAGGCAGGCACGTTGAGAATGCCAGAAATTTGATTTTTCATATACGAATAACTGTTACAGCAAATGGCAGAAAAAAAGAACGGCTACCAAACCCGTTGCTGCAACAGTTGATTCAACCCCGCCGAAGCGTTGGAATAAATGTTCGGGAATGATAGCCGTATAAGTATATGCATCATACTTTACGCAATGTCTTCTTGTTCGTATATGAATTTGCTGGCGACATTCATGTCTGGAGCAAACCTATGGGCATAAAAAAAGCCCAAATTCGTATTTGGACAAATAGCCGTTTGTCCGGTCGGGGTTGAAAAAACAGCTCAACCAACTGTTACAGCACTGCAAATATGGCAAAAGTTTTTGGAATGGCAAAAGAAAAAGGTTATTTTTGTTCAATGAAAAAAGGCCTCCATTAACAGGAAGCCTTTATTTATGATAGGAAATGACAACTCAAATATTGTCTAATATAAAATCTGCCGGAATACCGAAATTGTCCCGTAACCGTTTTACAATATTGAGATTAAGAGGACGACGACCATTGAGTATATCGCTGACCCTTGACTCAGAGATACCGAGACGCCTGGCTGTCTCTTTCTGCTTTATATTTTCTGTCTCCATTTTTTTGCGGATGGCATCAGTAATCAAGGTTGATACCCTCCCAGGCAGAGGATGATATGCAGCTTCCCATTCACTGATAGCTTGAGAAAGCACGATATATCTTTCCTTTTCTTCTTCACTCAGCAATTCCATATCTCCCAAGTCTGTACCTTTAACAGTGATGGCTTCCATTTCCGCTTGATAAGCACGGAATTCTTTATCAGTCTTTATTTTCATAACACGTACCTCCTATATAGTTTTTATTTTTTTCTCATCAATAGAATCATAATCAGCGTGAGTGCCGACAAAACGGATGTCAACATTACCGGCAAAAAATACGACTAAAACGATGAGACGATATTTGTTGCCTCTGATATTGAATACATAACGGTTATTTCCTACATAATCTGCAGACAAATAGTCGTTTTTCAAATCATTATGGTTTTTCCAGGATGCCTTTGTTACTTCGTCCACCCATTTTTCCAAGGCAGATTGCGCATCGTTATGCTTTCTACAGAACTTTTCTAATTTTTCAGAACCCGTTATATTCATGTTTCTTTTATTTGTTACAAAGGTACATATAAATTCCCAAACAGAGAAGTTTTTTCTTTAAAATCTTCCCTTTTTGGGAATTATTTAACATTATGGTTACTGCTTATATACCCGTTGGAAAGCAAATCCTCAAAAAAATGCTCCGGGGTATCAGCTCGGACTACATGCCCCGTCTGGTCATGGAAACGGTCGGCGAAATGGTACATATACTCCTGGTCAGTACATTCACTGTCGAAACGGCTGCTTTCACGGAGTTTGGTTACAAAGTCTGCAGGGCAGGAGGCGGCAATTATACCGCCATCCTGCAAAGTGTAAGTTGTCATCATATTATGCTAATTTTTTGGTTCTCAATTTGAAAAATACTTTTTGGTCGGCTGTCAGAAAGGGGATATTTGAAAGCGGGCATCCCGAATTCACCATGCCATGTTTTGCAAAGGTAATCATGTTGGCGGCAAACCGTATCCAATTTTCCATCTTTGTGAAATTGGTGGTACCCGAATGCTGGCGAAATTCAACTGTGCGGTGGCGTGCGTAAGCCTCAAGGTTCAATTTGTGGTAGCGGTCGTTTCCAAAGGCTGAACGTAGCTGCATGATGTTCTCTGCCTCCGTTATGCTGCGTTCCGAAATTCCGGTAAGGCATTTACAATATCTGTTGTTCCGGCGAGTACTCGGCATAAAGGAGTCGATTACCGGTTCGAGGCGGCGGTAAGTTATTGCAAGGTTGCGCCAGGTTTCAATGGTAAAGTCTGCAGCGTCCATGTGTATATGAAGGCCGCAGCTGTCGTTCACCTTCACATTGCAATAATCGAGCACCCAGCATACTTTCTGAAGTTCCTGCAATCCGGCTTCCCCTTCAAGTATCGGGCTTACCAGCTCGAAAGTATCGTTTCCTCTAAGACTGCTGTCTGTAACCAACTTCCAATGGTCGCGGGTGTTATGGTTGTAACCTTCCACTGCAACTGCAATTCCGGCCTCACGAAGTTCACGGGCAAGAACTCCCTTTTCGCAGTTATATGCCTCTATCTCGATGCCGAAACGTCTGTTGAAAGTATAGTCCAATTCGGAGCAGGCTGCGATGGCCGGTTGCTGACCGAATCTTCCGGCTTCCAGCATTTTCTTGTATACGTTCTGCACGAAACCGTAATTTCCGTTTGTTACCAAATCGGCTACCTGGCGGCGGGTCAGACCTAAAAGAAGGAGCTGCTGTATCTTTGCCGTCTTCGTTATGCTCTGGTTAAGAATATTTGTAACTTGTTCGTTCATAATGTTTTATCCTTTATTTTTCGTACAGCTAAGGTAACACTATTAACACACATAACGTAGTAATATCTTATTTATTATCAGTGTGTTAGCTTTGTTTAGCGTGAGTAAAAAGATGATTATTTCTCGTGGTAGGGATGACGGAAAAGAGTAATCAGGAGTAGCTCCTGACCGCGAACTTCGACAGCCCACGGCCAGGATGGAAATAAACAACATGAACAAAAAGTTTCTGAACCATTTAATGGTCCGATATCTGCTACTCACTAAGGGATGGTTTGACATTGAACAAATCGGTTGCTGCAGAACTGAACATGAGTGTCCAACCTATGGATTTGAATTCGGATGAGACAAAAGGGATAATGTCATGATTCTCCGATATCTTATCAAGCCATGGCAAATCCTCAGACCGTGAATCAAGAATAAGCCTTTTTCTGAGTTCCGCAAGGAGAGATAATGTTATTTCAGAAGCAATGGCCGTCTCAACCATGTCTGCGGAATCCGAAACTTTCATGGCGATGGTGGCAGCAAGTTTTTGCCGGTCAATAATGGAGTTGTGTGTGTCACGGCTTGATGTGAATTCTCCGAAATCCACGAACAGATAGTTGCCGGTAATATTATCGACGCGCTTCTTTACGTAATCGTATGACTGCCCGAAAACAAGATTCTCAAGTTCGGGCATTATCGGTTCCGGAAGTTTCTTGACATACCCAAGCAGTTCCGCATATTGGATAAAGTCACTTGAGCCGTTGGCGAACATGGAGACAACTCCTTCTTTTTTTGGAAAACGGGCAAAATATCTGAGCAAATCAAGTATCATAGGATTTCATTTATTATGTGAATTGGAAGTCTGGTTTCTCTGGCAATATCCGCTTTATCCATTTGGGCTGCATGCAGGCTGCGCACTGTATCAATAATTTTCTTCCGGAGGATGGTCAAATACTGGATGACATTCATGTGTTCGATGGTTTCAATATCCCCAAACCCGTCTGAACTCAAGTTGTACAGAGACTCAAGTGCACCCGTGGAAATGGCAGAAACTTTGGTCTCCTCAAGTTCTGTAAGCAACTTGAACTCAGTTTTGGTAAACAGATAATTGGTGAAGGCCTGAAAATTGAAGGCTACGGAAATAAGCTCATCCATCGGCAGCCCAGTGAACTTCTGTGCCAACTTATGCGCTCCGGCAGATGAATACCGGTCCGGATAGTAAAGGATAGCGGCCAATAACGGAAGCTGCTCTTTCGGACATCCAAGGAGACCACGTGCCTCTATGAACTGGAGTGCCGTAAGCGAGCAAGTAAGACGGTTGAACATGGTTTCTATATTATAGGCAAAAAAAGTTTCATCCTCAAGATGTATCGCCGGAACCAGTTGTTTGCAGAAACATGAGTCGACTGCATATTTGTAGTCCAGTCTGTCCAGATACCTGGATATGGTTATTCCATGCAACCGGTGTGGTGGTATCTTCTTACAGAGTCTGTATGTTTCAGAATCCAATTCCTGGAGTGCTGCATCATTATCCGGATAGACAATCGTGAACGGAAATGTCACCTGCTCTGCAAGCCAGGCCACATTTGCCCATCCATCCGTATTCCTTATTTTTTGAAGATTCCATCCCATAATCCGGCAAACATAATTCACACGGACCATGCCGACGGATATTTTTCCCTCCGCAAACCTTTGTATATCACGCATGAGTGCTTGGAAGTGATAAGGAGTTAATCCATCCCAGGAATTGGGGATGCTGTATTGCATTCCTTTTGTTATAAAATCTATTGTCAGCATGGCATCAGCATTATTATGTCGTCCGGACGGTTAAAGGATGTGTTCGTATCTACAGAGCCGGAACTGTCCGTTGACAAAAGCAGATCTATATTGGCCAGTTCCCGCTTCACCTCTTCAAGCAGAGAAGCTGACAACTCAAGCATGCGGGCCTGCTCATCCTTCCCAGACCTGCTTGCCTTAGACTCGTCAAACAGACTTCTTATTGTCGGTGGAAACTCTATAATGTCAAATCTCCGCAGGGCAATGGCTATGGTCTGCTTGGCGAGGCATCGTTTGAGCGGGCGCAATACCTCCTCCTTTTTCTCTGCCCGTTCAAAATAGGCCGATATCCCGTCATCCAGCGCTTCGCTCTGGATCGGTATGGTCCGGAAAAAGAACAGATAGGACATGTCTATCGTATACAGCATGTCGAACTCCTCCGTACTCTTTATTTTAAGAACATCAAGCATCTTTTTGTATCTCGTTTCTTTCCAGGAGGGCACGGTCTGACTGTTGTCAAGCAACTGGATGACAGTATCCATGGCATTATAATAATTCTCGATATACGACCTGCGCATGCTTTCCTGCTCATGCTTGTATATATCGACATCATCCTTACGCTTGGATACAACATCAAAAATGAGCTGTTTGGCCATGGTAAGATTGGCCATCGCAAGACGCAGGGCCTCCTTCAGTTCGCCCTCATCTGCCGTCAGATCGGTGTAGACATCTTTGGTAAGGATGATAACCATCTGCTTTTTCGCAGAAATGGCAGACGAATTGAGCTGGTCGAAAGTGACATTGCTCTCTGCATAGGGAGCATACTTCCGAAATTCCGAAATGGTGGTAAACAGTTCTTCCAATATTCTCATGACTGTTGCTGATTTAGTCTGTTTTGAGGTGAAACATCTTCCTGGCGTGCCGGGACTTCTCGATAGAATCCAAGACGGTAGCCCTGGCTGTATAAATGGGGAAAGTTTATCTGTACGGCCATATTGAACGGTTCGGAGCAGATTTCGTCTTCCGAGGTCAGTGACATAATGTATATCAGATAGTTGTAATACGCATCGGCTCCTGATTTGGATATGACCCCGTCCTTGCTGACACTGGAGATGGAGGAGTCAAGTCCCACGCTTGACAGCAGCACCTCATCGGCGCGTTTGTCATAGGATATCAAGGCATCGATATATTCCTTGTATTTCAAATCAACCGTCTCTATCTTCCAGCGTTCCTCTTCGCCCTGGCTGTTCTTGAAGCTGATTGTCGCATACGCCTTACCCTGGTTGTCTGCACCGGACAGATAGCGGGAGATCTTGCGCAGTTCAGACTGCAGATACTTTATCAGGGTGGATTCCTTGAATTCCGAACCAATCACGATGCCATTGTACATCAGTTCTTCCTCATTGTTTTTCTTGCGCCGTTTATTCTCGTCGCAGAGTTTGGTTATCTGGATCCTCTTGGACTCAAGCCAGGCATTGGGGATGACAATGTGTATCTTGGCGGCAAGCGAATTACGTAAAAAGGAGTTGATATAATCAGCCGTATCGTTGGAACCCTTGATGTAGGAGCGGGTACCGGCATGGGTTTCGTTCACACCGTAGAACTCATCCACGGATTTTTCCCGGTGATGGGAAATGGCCGCGAATCTGTAATTGGCAAGCTCTGAAAAGGAAAACTTCGGATAGATGCGGAAAGTGGATGTGCCATACCCCCAACGCCCTACGGCAATGTAGCGGAAATCCCGGTAATAGACAACATCTGTCGCCACATCCTTCTTGGTGGTGGCCAGCCGGCAATGTCTGTTCTCCATGGATTCAAGGCCGGCAACGGGCATCGTCCCTCTTGCTTTTCCCTTTGTGAAGCGCCACTTTACGAAACAGTCCCTGAAATAGTAGTAGTTCTTGATGATTGACTTGGCCACTTCTTTATAACCCGATTCAAGACCGCGCTGTTCCCAACTGTTGAGCCAGTCCATGATTTCCGGACAGTCAACCCACTGTTTCTGAAGTTTCCCGTCCACGATTGCCGGCTTGTACACGGCAAGCCCATGGCCATACAGCATGCTGACCTGCTTGGTAATCAGTCTTGGCAGAAGCCGGTTCTTCTTTATGTCGGACGCGACTTCCTCGCATTTCATGTTGTTGAAGCCACGGCTGCACACCTGGAATCCTTGGATGCTCTGCCACTGCGTATCCGGAAGACTTCCTCCACTCAGGGGGAACATCGGGTCCGGTTCCAGGACTGAAGCCATTGGCCTGTCTCCAATCTGGAAGGATATTACATTGTCATCGTCAAGATAGCAACCGAAGTTGCCTACCATTTTGAGATTGCTTTTACTCATAACCAATCTATTTTATGAAGTTTGAAACCATCTTGAGGAAAGCCCATGTACCTGATGAGAATACGGTAGCACATCTTGGGTTCCCCGTCTGCGTCTGTAAACAGAAAGAAGTTGTCACTGTCTATACTGAATCTTTCTTCAGGCAGTTGAGTACGCCATCTGCATCCTTCTTTAACTGTCAATGTGGCTGATGCCTCCCCCTTATGCCTGGAACACGGGAAGAAGGCAATGGTAAAGCAGCCGTCAGGCAGTTTTGATATCTCTTTGGCCCATTGCATCGCTTGAATACCGGTCATTGTCATTTCCATGCCCGAAAGTAGCAGGTTTCTACTGTGGGAAAAAGGACGGGAAGCACCCTCCGTCATATTTCCGAGGAACCTCGAAGAATGCCTTGCAACTCCAAAACTCAGCGGTGCGTGCTAAACAGTCCCTCACGAAGAAAACGCTTTTCGCTTTCAAAAACATAAACACCTGGTTTCCAGATAAAAATCATTTGTTTCAATGTCAAACGACACCATTATTGTATCTTTACTGACTATTTTTATAGTGAAAAACAGCCGTTATATAGTCAGATTATCAGGTAAATTGTCCGGCATGGACGATAATTCACTCAACACTTTGTTTCCATAACGCCCGAAAAGAAGATAAATCAGGGCGCTGGGAAGCTGCGTTGTCAGTCCGGCCTGGTTCTTGAGAGGCACTTTCTTTTCCGAAGATTTGTCCAGCTCGATGCGACCTTCCGTTTTTTTCAACGGTGACAGCATAATGGCACTGCAAAGGTTCCTGCACTCGTTTTCGTCTATCAAAATTTCCGGCAAGGCATTGCTCCGGCCTCCAAACATAAGAAGCAACAACTTGAACTGTTGCCAATGATATACGGTGGCCTGCCCTTCGTTCATCAGTTCCACCTCAAAGCCATAACTTTCCAACTCACGCTTCAGGGCACGGCTGTCGGTGGTAATCTGCTCCAGTTCTTCACGACGTTTATTCCCGGCACGGTCAGGATAGAGGACGATACGTTTATTCAGAGCATCGGTACCGAAAAACTCGTAGAACTGACGGGCGAGTTCGGGCTGTTCATCCGGGTAGCAGCAATAGAACTCTTTGATTATACGGAGCTGACGGCCGTATTCCTTTTCCTGCCCGACAACAAGGCTGGAAAAGTGGCCGGGGTCATATCCTACCAGTAGCTCGTCACGCTTGTTGTAGTGCTTCAAATAGCGGGCTGTGAGTAGAAAATGTTCCCGCAGGTCAAGTCGTAGAATGGATTCATAGATATAGCTGTCTGCATACTGATGTTTCTCCTTGTTGTAGTTGGCGAAGAACTTGTTGATAACCTCCTTATGGCGGATAGCGCAGATGGAAGTGAGGAATTCGTCCATATCCAAGGTCTCAAGCTGCGTCTTGAAGAATTTCGGACCAAGAATATCCTTGTTGCAGAAGGAACTGGCACGGACGTACAACGTGGCGTTACGGCGCATGTCCGCCAGGCGGGGCTGCCATAAGGATATGATGCGATCCTGCCTGATGATTTCAAGACGGATACGCTCAAGGGTAACGGGGTTAGTCGTTTCCCGTTGTGAGTTTATAAGCTTGTATTTATGATAGATAGCTGCATTCACATGAAGCGCGACTGTAGATATTTCCTCCATCAGTTTCGTATCCATATTCTTCTCATATTCCTCGAACCAGTCATCTTCGCCGAGGTCCACACGCGCGGTATCGGATACGCCCGTGATTCCTTGGTAATAAGGTGACCGGCGTATTTCGGCACTGGCACCACGGAGGGAAGGGAACAAGCGGGTTTTCAATTTCTCCCCTTTGTTGTGTTTCATCTCTTCAATGATGGCGTGGACGGCAGAGCGTCCGGCAACGGACTCCGGCTGGTCCGAACTTACCAACTGGATGTGATGGCCATCCCGGAAAACGACACTGTGTTTGGGGTAGGATATGGGATATCGGGGCTTGCGGAAATGAGAAGGGAGCTTATTTTCGCCCACCACATAGTCAATACCATATTCCAGCATGGAACGCACCTTCCCACCTATGGTGACTTCCCTGGAGAAATAAGCCTGAAGGTTGGGCCATACGTTCGTCATCAGGGCAACGTAGGTCTTATGTACCAGAAACGACAGCTCGCCTGGCATGTCATTGGCCACACGGATGATACGTGGGCCGGTGATACCTTCCGTCTTGCCACCTGCACGCGCCACCTCGGCAAATATGTTGTTGGCATCGATGACATTGACCAGTATCTGCATCTGGTTCATGTAGTATTCCTCAAACCGGGAAGTGGTTTCAATATCTGTTTCCATTTCACTCTTCATTAAGTTCTTCGTATTCAGCTTCCTCAATATCCGCATCGCGCAGCAGGCGCTTCTTCTCGGCCTTCTCGATGGGAAGGTTCTCTATCAAGTTCAGATAGAAGCCTTTATTGTGCTTGGAGGCAATCTCCTTCAGGGAGGCCTTGCTGTATCCCAGGTCTTCCGGAGTAAGTTCGGGAGATATCAGGAAGACGATCCCCAGGTTACGGTCGGCTTCGGCAATCTCGGCGGCACGGCGACGGCACTCCAGGGCGGCGGCATAGCACTTGCCCTGGGTCTTGTAGTCACCGGCAGCCGCACATAGTTTGGCAAGATCCTCGTACTTGTCGGCATAGTTGGACTCCCACACCTTGATGGACACATTGTTGTCGATATTGAAGTAATTGATGGCCGCATAAATGCGTGCCTTACATGTACGTTCATCCACATTTATCTGCTGCTGGGCATTGATGCGCTGGCGCAGCTGCTTGGCGGCACGGGTGATGTTACGCTCGTATTCGTAAATCTCCGCTGCCCATTGCAGCTGCTTGAGGAATAACTGCACATCGGCAGGAATGCCGTCACACTTCCCGGTGGTGAGGAATGCGGATATCAAGTCCGGATGTATCTTATCAAGGGTGTCGAGTCTGGTCATATTCCAAATAGTTGGTTTCTTAAGTCTTTGACTGTCCGTTCCTGCTTACGTGTTTCTAAGGTCTCAATGGCCGACACATCACCGGTCTCGGCTTTCTTGGCAAGTTCGGCATCGATATTGTATTCTCCCAGGGCACAACCGTTACGGTAGGCGTCGTAATATACGTCACCGGGTATCGACAGACGGACTATAAGTGCCGTTTTTTCTTTTCCACGCAGGCCGAGAAGCGTACATATACGTTGGGGAGTGTACCCCAAGGCACCGAAAGTACGCACTTGGGATACATATTCGTCACCTATCAAGGTGGCCTTATCGACATTTGAAGTTGGACTGATTTCATTTTTCATGTTATTGTTCTATTTCGTTGATGGTCTTATATATCTGATATATCACTTGCGGCACCATGGCATTTCCATAGGCTTTTATCGCTTCTGTCCTCCATCTGGAATAAGGGTTTTGACGGATGGACCGGGAGCCTTTAAAAATGGCATCAGTATCCAATAAGTCGGAAATCCCATCATCTCCTCGACAAATAGGGGGTTGAGTTGGGAAGTCTTCCCAATACCGTAATCCGCATGTATTTCCCCACGCAGACTCGTTCTCTGGAGAGAGGGGTTTTTCCTTGTCGAGCCTCCCTTCCAATCCGATGCAGTCGGTGTGCTCATCAGATGGAAAATCCTTCCAAGTCCTACACTTCCGTTCGAACCGTTCTGATTCACTTTCCGAAACATCCCGTTCTTCGTAATGATAAAGCGGTCGTTCTGTCCTATTACTGCACCAATTGAACTGTCTGCCGCTTGAGGAGTAGGAAGAAGTCCCCCATAAACAAGCTGGCTTAGCAGACTGTTGTATGTCGTTCCGTTCTTGTATCCCTTTTTGAGTGCCCTTTCCTTCATTTTTTCCGGTGCTTCGCAACGTTGGACAGTCGTGGGAGTCTGCAACAAATTCGTACGGAGGTATTCTGCCATCCGTATCCGATTTTCCTTCACTCTTTTTTTTTCGTAATCTGAAGCTGTTGTTACAAGCGATGAACCAGACTCTGTCTCTTCTATGGGGCGCACCGACGGCACAAGCCGGTATAACAATCGGTTGGACAGTATATCCTTCGGCTTCAAGGTCCTTGCAGATGGTTTCGATGACAAACTCCTGTTTATCCTCATGCTCCGTAGCCGGCATACTTTCCATGTCAGCCTTCTTGCTGGGTTGTACCATTGATAAGATGCCAGCAACATTCTCACCAACAACCCAAGGCGGTCTGATTTCCCGTATGGCACGTTTAAATTCCGGCCAGAGGTAGCGGTTATCTTCTGTTCCCTTTCTCTTTCCGGCCACACTGAACGGTTGGCATGGAAATCCTCCCGTGAGGACATCAATTTTCCCTTGCCATTCTCTAAAATCTGTTTTTGTGATATCCTCATAACTTTTTGAATTAGTGAACCAATAATTAAGTACTTGTCTACAAAATGGGTTGATTTCACAATGGAATACATTTTCCCAACCCAACCAATAAGCGGCCAATTCCGGCGCACCTATTCCGCTGAAAAGTGATGCATGTCTCATTGGATTACCTTGTTTTGGTCAGCTATCATATCAGCTGTCTGTTTCACATCCAGTAATTCTCCGTTCCGGACTAACCGGACGGGCTGTTCAGGGAACATGGCGCGGTATCGGTAAATGGTGGCGGTAACATATTTCGGGTCTATCTCCATAGCATGACAGATACGGTCTATCTGCTGGCATGCCATGAGGGTTGAACCGGATCCGGAGAAGATGTCGAGGACTATCTGACCGGGAGTGCTGGAATTGGATATGGGATATGCCATAAGGGCTATGGGCTTCATTGTCGGATGTATGGCATTGCGCTGCGGCTTGTCGAAATTCCAGACGGTAGTCTGCTTACGGTCGGAATTCCATTGATGTCCGGCACCCGGTTTCCAGCCATATAGACAAGGTTCATGCTGCCATTGATAATCCTGGCGTCCCATCACCATAGTATTCTTTACCCAGATGCAGCATTGTGCAATCTTGAATCCCGCTTTCCTGAGAGAAGCCCGGAAATTCTCGCCTTCACTGTCCGCATGGAATATATAGTAGGATCCTCCCGGCTTGAGTACGGCAAACATGACAGAAAACACTTGCCTGAGAAAGGTGGCGAACAAGTCGTTTTCCATGGAATCGTTCTGAATGGTGAGTTCCTCCTCTGTACCGCCTTCATAGTTCACGTTGTACGGTGGATCCGTGACGCACAAGTCCGCATGCTGCCCGTCCATCAGCGCCGTGATGTCCGATTTGGAACGGCAATCGCCACACATCAGACGATGGTTACCGAGTAACCATATATCTCCAGATCTGGCAATTACAGTATCTTCAGATGCAGGAACATTAAAATCGATGGCATCTTCCTGCACATTTTCCGACTCATGCTCTTGGGCAAACAAGGGAGATACCTGCCCGAAATCAGTGGTCTTGACCTCATAACCCAGGTTGAAGCGCTGCAGGGTGTCAGAATCTATATTATATTTTTTGAACAGCAGGGTATCCGGATTCCTGGTGGCAAACTCGGAATTATAGGCTGCGATTTCCTCTACCGCTTCCTTCTTGTCTGCCGCAAAAATGGGTTCATAAGGTATTTCCGGTATTGTAAACCCGGACTTGCGCAATGCAAGCAGTGCCTTCCGTCTCTGATGGGCATCGATAATCCAGAGCTTTCCGTCCGGATCCTGCCAGGCTTTGAATGCATACTTGAAACCACGGGTGATGATAAGCATCTGCAGTTTCGATAATTTGTCAGGATCAGACTTCTTGAAGTCCTCCTGAAGCTCCAAGAACGAATCCAGCGGGGCAGTAGGCAAACCACCCAAATTAAATACTTCTATCAGCTTTTCCATTTTACTTCGAATTGAATTTTTGCAATATTGCTTTGAACAGTGATTCCCGTTCACGGTGACGTCGGAGATTCTCCTTGTCTTGGGTGCGCTTGTTTTGTCTGTCAGCGCGTTTCAGGTAACACTCGTATCTGCGGATATTGTCCGTCACATTCTTATGCAGGCGCAGGAACTCCTGCGGGTCCGTCTGCAGCAGCTTCTCCAGTTGTACTCTCTCTGACTGGTGTGCTATGAGCGGATGAATGTAGAGGAACTTCCCAGTGTCGTTGAACAATTGCAGCTCATCGAATGCCTGAAGATTACGGATACGCAGTTCCACCATGTCCATGATGTCACGCTTCTGCGGTTTTCTTTCCAGACTTTCGTCGAGCTGCTTCATCTGTTTCCAAGTGACCACACGGTCGTTGTAGATGAGTGTGGCTATTTGGACTTGCGGGTCGAAGAGGTTGTCCCAGTCGATTTGCGGGTATTCCTCTTGCTTTTGGACTTTTCCGGAGTTTCTTTGGCCGGCTCTTTTTTTTTCTCTTCTTCCAGAGCCTGCTCAGTCTCCCGGGCACGAGCTTCCGCTTCATCCCTGGCTTCTTCCGCTTCATCGGCACGCTGTTCGGCTTCTTCAGCACGGGCTTCCGCTTCTTCAAGCACTTGTTTCAACTCTTCTGCCGAGTTGTCTGCCGGAGCTGTTTCAGGCTTTTCCACGTCATCATGTGGACCGGTCTCTTCAGTATGTGTTGTTTCCCCTTCGGGCATTTGCTGTTTTTTTCCGGCCGTTTTTTTCGTAGCAGGACCTTTTGTTTTCTTTTCTCCGGCATCTTCAGCCTCTTTTGCCTTTTTTGCAATCATAGCCCGGCGATACTCACGTATTTCCTCACGTGTGGCACAATCTAACAAAGCATAAAGGATATCATCGGCATAACGTTTGGGGTTGCGTGAGAATGTGGCAAGCTGTGGAAATCCAGGAACTTCTTTAGCCAGTAACTCAAGGTCATATTGTGCCACATCCGGATTCCGGAGAGCTACGAAATGTGTCTTCTTTTCTTTGAAACTATACATAACATACAGATTTAAGTCCTACAAGCCAACACGCTGCCTATAAAGGAATTATGTAGGCTTGTAAGAAGTTGTTTTTACTAAGCTGTCTGCACTCGGCTGCCGGATACCTCGACAAGTGTAGAGGCATCAAGCACCATGAAGGTGATGGAAGAACCTGCCTTGGCTGTCCAGGTGGCGCCGTCCTCCAGTACAAAGCTGTTGCCGTCGGCAATGGTGGCCGCCTTGTCGGTACCGGTACCCTCAAGCGTGATGTAACGTCCCTTATCATTGGCTGTCAATCCGCTGACGGTGGAAATGGCGTATGTGCCTTCACTACCATCGGGGATTGTATAACGGTTGTTGGTGGATTTAATGGCAAGTGCCGTTGCGTCAGCCGTGTGAGCCGCTGCCGGAGCACGGACAATATCGCCCGTATACTTATAGTACTGGTCAATGCTTGTACGTGTGAAGGTATAGGTTACATAACGCCCGTCCTTGTCGTTTTTGGACTCGAAAGAGGAGAGTACCATCGGACGGTCATAGTTGCCGAGAATGTACCACTGCGCATCGCCCACTTCCTTGAAAAGGATGATGAACTTGCCTCCGGCATGCTGTTCAATGAAATCGAGCAGCTGGTCACGCATGCCGCCCATGACGGCAACAAAAGTGTTGGTACCGCTGGTGGTAATGTCACCCTTCTCGCCGGTTGAAGTGTAGGTGGGAATATCGTGAGCCGCAAAGTACTTCATATATTGTCCGGCTTTCATCGGGATGGTGCTTATCTCACGCTGCTGGTTAGGAAGCGGAAAGGGCACATCGGAATTTACCTGGTCGATATCCACCAAATAAATCTTATAGGCGATGTTTGAGCCATGCGTCTTTCGGTCGGATACGTCATCCACGTCACCGATGACCATCATGGCGGCCAGTGTGGTACCGGAAAATCCGTAAATTCCCAGCACAGAACCGGGGGACATGACCATGTCAAGAATAAACACGAGTGCCAGAAGCACCATCAGCGAAAGGAAAAACCGGACCTGCATCTTACGGGCAGCCTGGTTCCCTTTACGGAAAGGATTTGAAATTCTTTTTGCTTTCATACAATTTTAATTTTTAAGTTATAAAAAACGGAGCGGGCTTAAGTGGACCCGCCCCGCGCTACCTGAAAACAATCTGTTCTTATAGACAACCAATTATCTGACTCCAGGAATGTTGGGCTGGAGTGCAGCGTTCACCTTGCGTACACCGCCTACCTGACGTTCCAGTTCCAGGAAGTTACCCTTACTGTTCAGGATTACCATGATATAGTCACCCTCTTTGGTCGGAGTATAAGCTTCCGTAATGTCGGCAAACTTGTCCGACTTGGCGATGGTAGTGGCATTCTCGGTACTGCCACATTCAATGATGTAGGCTACACCGGCTTTGGCTCCCGTAATGTCCGTAATGGCTTTGGCGGCAGTGTTGGCCGCTGTTATCTGCCAGAATCCCTTTGAAGCATCGACAGTGGTCGCGTCCGCTGCCATATCGACGGCAGGTTTGTTCATGAAGATCTGCTGCCATTCGTAATTGTTGGCCTTCAGTTTTTCCAGGCTGTCAAAACGGCGGCCGGTGAACGAAGCGGCGGTACCTTCTTTCCAGGTGGACCATGCCTTTACCAGTTCCATGTCCTCTTTCACCTTGATAGAGAGCATCTCGCCCGGTACGAATTCCAGGAACTGGAGGTTACCCGGAATATCCATGAACATGAGGGGAAGCTGACCGAGGTAAGGCAACCAGATGATACGCATATTCGTGTCAGGTACCACATTGCGGTAACTGTCCGGACCGGAAAAATCAATGTCCTTTCCATATTTGGCGCGGACATTCTTAATCCACCAGGGCAAATGGGTTTTATTCAGATAGAGGACGTGGCGGTCAAGGTCCATGTCTTCTGTGCAGGATGCCACCACATCGCCGACAAACTCTTGAACGGAATCCAACATGTTGGAAGCCGTGTAGCTGCGATAGGACTCATCGTCATGGGGAAGAATCTTAAACTCATGCATGTAGCGGACCAGTGTGTATATGATTCCGGTCGATGCGTTCAAGTAACTGCCTGCGACACCCGTTTCCGGTTTGACATAGATACCGCGCATACGGCGTTTGTTCTGCTCCACCTGAGCGGTTTCCAATGAGTTCAGGATGCAGAACTCGATCATGTTCCATTTGATAGGGTCGGAGCCTTCCTTGTTCAGATAGGCGATGTACATGCGTTCCAGCTCTTTCATCGGACCGAACTTGAGCTTGATCATCGCATCGTCCACATGGCCCATCTCGTTCTCAAGCTTCATGTCACCCTTCCAGATTTCACCCTGTTGGTAAGCTTGGGAAACTTCGGAGAAGAAGGCATTGAACACGAGGTCATGGTCCTGAATTCCATAGCGGACGGGGAAATACTGCGTGAGGTCGCGGACTGCGAGTACACGGGCTATCAGGGCATCCTGACGCAGAACCACATACTGGTTACCCACACCGGCTGTGTTCACCCCTTCGTAATTCGTACTGAATTCTCCGGCTGCCAGGCGTTTGGCGTCAAGCATGCCGTTTCTGTGCAGATAGCTGTAACGCTGCTGCAGTGAACGGGAGAAAGTAACGGCCTGTCGACGGAAAGCGGCTCCTTCATTCTCTTCATCCCATGGACCGAAAGAAGAAGCTAAGGCCGGATTGACAGCAATCCTATTCCAGCGTTCGGACATGGAGAACATCGGGTTTTCGATACCGAAAAGATACCGGGAACGGTCTGCCGGTCCCGTGAACATGATGGAAGAGGCTGTCACTGTCCGGGAGGGGATATCGTCCTCCGCACGGTTGTTCATATTGTCAACCAGACTTTGCACGGCAGTGGCCAGTTGCACCAGGCCTTCACCGTTGGCTGGCTGTGCTACGGTCTGCACCGGCCCACTCCCACCGTTTTCCTCTTCCGTGGCTGTTGAATTGGTTTGTACCGGATTGACAATACTTCCAAGAATGGACTGTACCTGGTCAATCTGTTCCTGGGTGACGGCAACCGTTTGCCGTTGCGTTGCCTGATCCGCAGCCAAGTCATCCTGAAGGATAGACTGGTACTCCTGATTATAGGAGTTGACTATCTGTCCCCATTCTTCCTGGGTCAGTTGATTGGCTTTCGCTTTGTCCAGCAGATTCAGTTTCTGCAGGACGGTCTGAATTCTTTCCTTTAAATTCATGATAAACAAAAGTTAAGTTATAAATAGTTGAGAGCACTTCTTTTTATATTCTCAATCTCCATATAGCTGCGACCGAGTTCTACAGCCTTAACCACAGCTTCGGGAAAAGTCATGGAGGCGTCAACCAGCCCTTTATCGATGGCATGCGGAGTATCGAACGTTTCGCCACGGAATACCGGATCGTCTTCCGGCAGGCTGCCCAGTTGCGGTCTGGACGCAAGAACGGCGGCAAGGAACTGTTCATTGGGTGGATCCAGTTCTTCTTTGATGTACTGTTCCGGTTTCCCTCTGAGCAAGTCATCCGTCTTTTTATTCTTCAGGTCTGATTTCGTGGCTTTGGCCTGGATGAGTTTGAGACCCATCTTTTCGAACCATCCGTCATAGTTACAAGTGGAAATCATGGTTCCTATGCAGCCGATGGTATCATAGGCCGTGAGTGCGGCAATGAAACTGGAATGGCAGGTTATATAATAGCTGGCCGAACAGTTGCACTGCTCCACCAATGTCATGACGGGCTTGCCGAGTGAGCGCATCGTCTCACTGAGTCTGTCCATATACCATGCTTCCCCTCCCGGAGAGTTCACATGCAGGAAATGGCAGGTTATGGCCGGATTGGCTTCTGCCGCAAGCAGGTCCCGTTCGAACTGCTTGGAGGAGAAATACCACTGACAGTCTGAGGTGATGAATCCCCAGATACGGTGATAGGCGATACTGCCTTCAGGAAGTTCGTCAGAAGAGAAGTCATCGGTGACGGTTATACCCTGGAGTTCCGAACGGGCCTTCATTTCCTGCTGAAGAAGTGAAAGGGCCTTTTTCGATGTCTCTTTATATGTGGGAGGATTTTCATTGAAGAAAAAGGATGTCGGCTGCAGACTGTCAGCGGACACCAATGGAAAAGCCTCTATCATGGCAGAAGACAAGCCCTCTGCCGTGATAAGAAGCCGGTGTATATTTAAAGTAAGAAGCTGGCGTAGATAAGTTCTGTTCATTGCGTATCTTTTCAGCGAAGATAGGCAGCCTGCAGAAAGGGGTGAAGGACGCTACAATAGCGGGGAACTGAGCATTTTGCATTCAATTTTCAGAGTCGCCGAATTCAGATTGGGCGATATCGAGACAATGGCGGGTATTTTTTTGTCCCCGATCCGGAAACTCCGGTGCCTGGTGTCAGTGAACTCGACAATGCAGAACCTGCCTGCCAGGAAGTCTTTCATCACTCCGGATGGAGGAAGGCTTATGCTTATATCTTTATTGCAATTGAAACAGCGGCCCGCCTCTGAAGATTCCGGTACCGGAGTAAACTCAAACTCATCGGCCATGAACCGATAGACATCCTGGCGCATGTTACTCACCGGATAGACTTTAATCTGAATGGAAAGTTCTTTCATATTAGGATATTTATTTGTAATTCAACAAGTTCGCCATACATAGGACATTTTGTCCGCCATTTTGGGACAAAACGCATAGTTCGGTCGGTGATTTTTTAGCCGTTTTTTAACTTCTTTTTATATTCGCGGCGTTTTTTCCGCTTGCGGATGTTCTCCCGCCACCGATAGAAGTTCTTCAGCAACGCATCCTCACTGATGCTGTCTATGCAATACGCACATAGGAAATTGTGAACGATATCGAGATTGTTCAACTCATGCCCGTTCAAGTCGTTCTCGTCCATTGCCGTATGAAGTTCCCGGTTGAACATCCTGCGTATTTCCGTTTCTATGATTTTGGCCGACCGTGGAGACAGATAGTTGTATATTTCCGGATCCTTACCGATACGCCTCTCCGGGAGTATGATAGTCAGATTACCGTCATCTATGGGAGACTGGTTCTGATGGCGCCGCGACATCAGCGTCCATATCACATGGTACAAGTCCGTATTGTCAGGAATACGGAAAGGCTCATCCGCACCGTTGTTGTACTTCCCGCGCAGATATTCAGCAAGGTAAGGTGTAATTGAAATACTCGTCGTAATCATGCTCATTTCCTTAAAAAATTTTTTTGAAACCGTTTTTGTTTTTTTTTGCTTCCAACTGTCCTACAGTCCAACAGCATTATTAAAGTTACTCATTATTATTTAGTTATACAAATTTACTATAAAGAAAATACTGTTGGAGGACGTCCAACACGTCCAACAAGCCGCATTTTTTGCCGTTTTTGTTGGACGGAGCCAGTTGGATGGTTGAAAAATGGCAATCCAACACGTCCAACAGCGTCCAACAAGACAACGCCATTGTAGTATATATATATGATTAAATAGAAAATATATACTACTATACAACAGAGAGTTATATTTTAAAATCCTTTCTCTTGTTGGACTGTTGGACTGTTGGACGCCTCTTTTGAAATATTTTCTTTTCAAAACTCCCTCTATATTGCTTGTCTTTTTATTCCAGGGGGTCCGGGGGATGGAGTAGGGAAGTATCATAAGATACCAGGAGGATGAAACCGAACGAAATGTCCGTAAATCAGAATATAAAAAAGCATTTATTCCCGATGGGGCGGCCACCGGGAATAAAGCATAAAGTTGATGTGAAAGGTGCAAGTCAGGAAAAGTATGCCGGAAGTACCATGGCGTCCGGATAACGGTTGATGAACGAAAGCATGTTCCGCTCACGTTTCCGTTCCCGGCACCTCTTATGGTAAGCACGTTTCTTCCGGTATCGTTCCAGCAAATCGACCAGCAAGTGCTCATAGTCTTCAGCACCGACCGTATAGTAGATGCCACTGATATTGAACACACCGGTGATGGCAACACCGTTCTTACGGCGCTTGCGAAGAATACGGATGGAGAAACCTTGCAAATCAATTCCCATACTGTGGAAATACTCGTAAGGGGTGAGTGTGGAGATGTTGATGCCCGTTTCGTGGGCGGACGTTCCGAAACTGTTGTGAGCAGTGATGGAAACTTTTGCATTGTTGTTAGACATGACAATAAGTTTTTTAAATGAAAGTATCCGTGCCTTTCCCGTTGTCTAACACATCTCACAAATGCTGTGGGCGCATTAACGCTCCACACGGGGGTACACGGATACCATATATGGTACACAATATGTCCGGGCATAAAAAATGCCTGCACCGAAAATGCAAGCTTGCTGCCCGCATTTGTGAGAATATGTATGTTAGACATTGCAAACATAGCGATTATTTTTGAATAGTGCGGCATTCTGCCCGGATTATTTTTTAGAAATCTATTTTCAATTGCCTACTCTCAATATCGTAATCATTCATTGTCAATGAACGCAATTGTTTTAGTTTGGCCTCGGCCTCCGAAAGTATATTCTTTGCAGTGCGAAAGTGTTCTTTGGCATCATCTACAATCGAAAGTTGGCGGTCTATCTCAATTTGCTTTTGTTCTACAAATTGGGCACGGGCGGTGAAATGCAGGAACAGGGCATGATAACATTCGTGCTGGTATTTTATCAACGTAGGTTTTGCATCTTCGTTTACATTGGCCGGATTTATTGTAAAAAGCCAACCGAAGATAAATTCCAATGGAAGGCACAACATTTCTCGCTGTTTTCCATCGGCGGCAACCATTACCCTCAGGGTAACAGTTGAAGAGAGAATCGGATGTTCTTTTATCTTGGTCGTCTGTCTCTCGTAAGCAATGCCCAACGCCTCGCAGATAGGGCGGATGGGTACCATTTGTTCGTCACTCGTAGATACTATATCTACATTGTTCACTCTTGCAATAATCTTTGTTTCCATAATCTGTTCGTTTTAAAAGTTGGCAATCTTTTGGTTCTTATTCTCCGGTGACCTTTTCCGTTTCCCTGGTCATTTCTTCAGCTGTGAACGGTAGATTCAACTGGCGGTTGTTCGCCCTCCAGTCCTCGATGGTGAGCTTCATCACCTGATTCAGTTCAGACTTTGCCTCATTCATCAGTTTCTGTGCATCCTTGAAGCGGCGCTGGCACTCCTGGTACTCGGTCACTTTCTTCTCCATGACCTCCTGTTTTTGTTTGAGGAAGGTCTGCGGTTCGGTGAAGTACTCGAACAATGCTTTGTAGCACTCCGTCTGATAACGCAGGACGGCCTCTCTGGCATTTTCGCTGACTTTGGACGTGTCGATGGAGAAGAGCCAGCCGAAGATGTACATGTAGGGAATGGCATACATATCATACGTCTTTCCATCCTTTCCAGTTGCGTGTATCATACACGCAACTGGACCGAGTATTTCATTCCGTTCGATGCGTTGTTTTTGGCCGTTTGCATCAATGCCCAGTGCCTCGCATATCGGTCGGATGGGCACCAGTTGCTCGTCACTCGTAGACACGATGTCCACATTGTTCACTCTCGTAATAATTTTTGTTTCCATAACTCGTTTTTTAAGTTTATAATAAAAATCAGAACTTCAGCTCCTGGGGGGCACCGATTGCTCCGATAGGGTCATTGTCGGGATTATCGTCAACACGGGATTCTTCAGAACCGCGTTGCAAATCAATGCTATATAATTCTCTGAAAATTTCGTAGTTGATAGCTATGCAACTGGAATTGGTACACTTCTTCTCAACTTTACGCACCATGTCATTGTTGAGCTTTACCGGAATTCCGGTTTCATTGGGAGTATCTTCCTCGAAACCGCCGCGTGGTACCTCCACGACTTCATACCAATTGAACCGGCGTGCATGGACAAAGCCCAGGTAACTGGGATGGGAGCGGAGGTTCTGCTCGATGGTCGACTGTGTTGAGTCTTCTTGATTATATGAAGAACGTGCGTACTGCGTATAGATGGTACTGACGCGTAGGAATAACACGCGGGTTCCTGCAGGAATAGGAACCTCCTTCTTCTCTCCTCCGGGCAGCTTGATGGTGATTCGTTCCGGTGTATCAATGGCGAAGTCCCTGCCTTCCCTGATTGCCTTGGTATCAATCATCACATCCATAGCCTTGAAGAATGTGGCCAGCTTATCCGTCTTGGAAATCAGTTCCACCTGAAATTTGATTTTATCGCAGGCTATTTTAAAAAACTCCTCATAGGTGAACGGTAATTTCAACTCTGTATAATCCTCAATCAGTCTGCATGTCGCCAGAAACAATGATGCAGTCTTCATGAGGCGGTCAATCTCACCGGCATTTATCAGCGCCTGCTTCAATTCATCATAGGATTTCTGTTTCAGTGTCCGGAAATGCTACATTACCAGCGGACGCAGCTGAAGGACTTCAAAGAGGACATTCGACAACCCGATTTTGGCCGGATCCTCTATATCCTTGAGTTTGTTGAAAAGCTCCACTTCCTCCCTGGTCCGGTTTTTCGGTTTGGGGACTTCGCAGACTATAATACGTGACATGAGTGCATTGTCATCACGTTGGGGAGTTTCCTGGCCGCAAATGACAACCGGCGCGTACACCTTGTCGTTTTCTATCTCCTTGCCGGATGTGCCTTTACGCTTCTGTCTTCCATCGCCATCATATACTATTCCTTTAAGTGCCTGGAACTTTATATCTGATATATCCTTATTGTTGTATTCATCAAGGACAACCGGAACATCCCGGAAAGTGCTCATCAATGTGGACATGGCGGCATCGGTACCGATGTTCAGGTTGAAAATCGGTATCTTGGGAGATATGAATAGGGAACGGATGGATATCGCAATCTGTGTTTTTCCGGATGACATCGGTCCCATAAAGAATGGCGCTGTAAACAAACGGTCTATGCAGTGTATATTGCTTCGGAAAGCGCACATGATGGCAAAGAGAATGGCCCATTTCCCGTTGTCGTTGATTTTATATACACGGTCCATCAGTGAGGCCCATTCGTCGAAAGTGCAACGTTTGTCTATAGGGATTTCCTTATAGACAAGCTGTGAAATAAGTTCGTACTTGTCGGACTGCTTGCCGGAACCGGCATATATGGTGGAGAATGCCGGCAGATAATAATTCCGGCCATTGTGAGTGACCACTCCAAGCTCATTTACCGCATCAAATCTCGGTATTCCGTCAACAACATGGAAGATGCCGTTGGCAAAGGCAAAAAACTGTTGGTCTTCCCGTCGGGAAAAACCGTCTTCCTGCTGGTTTCCGTATGTGATAATTTCTCTACAAGTAATATAATTATTGCTCATATATGTGCGTATTTTTTCCCAATGTTTTTCTTCACCATTGTAGAAATTTACAGCTTCCAACATAACTAATTTTTCTACAAGAGTGCTTTTCTTGGCTAAAACCTTGGAGTTTACCTCAATATAAAGTGGCGTTTTGAATTTACGACGATTTATTCTAAGGACACGTTTGTTTTCCTCGTCGTTATCTGAGTAAATATGCAAGAGTGGAATCATGTAGAAGTCACCCACCAAAGTGTAACCCGACTTTTCATTCTTGAAGAGATAGCATACTGGCTCACCCTGCTTGTTGAGTTTCGGATAGTAATTGAATTCTTGAAACATCTGCAGATATTCCGGATTGTCCTGGACATAACGGGGAAGTTCGTTCGGATCATAATTATCTTCAATATAATCGTCGTCTGTCCGCTGTGCATTGATGAGCATGCGTGACTTACGTTTGGCCAGGTAAGGTCTGACTATTTCATTCAAGGCTTGCTTGGTCAACCCCAAGCAATTCTGAAAGTAGGTAAAATTGATGATGCGTACCGAATCTTCCGCGTAACTGATTATTTCAGCACAACGTTCGATATAGGAAGTACGTTCGCCATTATAGGTCTTAAAAAAACATTTGTGCAGGAATACGTAGAATTTCACAAAGCTGAAAGTCTCGATGATATCGTTTGCCTCCCCATCCATGTTTTCCTCGTCGTCACTTCCTTCCTCATCATTATCATCCTGGACATCCCGTTCGACCGTTATGGTGATATTGGAGAGCCCGGCACGGAAAATGGCAGATAATCCGGCAAGGTAACCGGATTCCGTACCGTCCTTTGCAATGGTAAGGCCATCGCTGTCAGAGGTGAACATCTGGCTTGCCTGACGCAACTGCTGTATGTCGTTCATTCCAGGAATGCCATGGACGTATGCTATGGGGGCATCTCCATACAAGGTGAGGAACTCCTGATAATTCGATGTCAGGATGCAAGGCTCATTCCCGCTACGTGCCTCCGCAATCATATCGATACCATATATGCCGGGAGCCATCTTGTCTTTCTCCTTGATGGAAGCTGTCTTCCGCTGCCGCAAGATGGAATTCACTTTCCGCTGGATGACTTCCGTGTTGCAGCCGAAAATCCCGGCCATTATCTCTATGCACTTGAGAAGAAGCGTTTCCGAAGGGATGACAGATATGAGGGTTGAAAGCCGTTGCATTGCCTCTTCCTCTCTGTTTGGGTCGGTTTCGGGATTCTTGCCTCGTAAGGAGATGGCAAAATATTGAAGGAAATTCTGTTCCCGGTTTGCAAGCCATTTTCCGGTTTCAAGTTTCTGCTCCTGGGCAATATTATCAGGATCTTTCCCTTCAGGAAGCGGAACTGCACTGACCTGGAAACCCGCACGCAGGAAAGCCTCACAGTTGGCCAGTGACGCTTTCAGCCCGGCTGCATCCGCATCATATACAAGTATCACGCGATGGGTGAACCGGCCAAGCAGCTGTATCTGTTCCGGAGTCAGTGCAGTTCCGCTGGTGGCAACGGTATTGCAGACACCGAACTTGTGCATGGACATGGCATCGAACTGGCCTTCGACTATATACGCACAATCATACCTTGCAATGGCAGTACGTGCCTGGTACAGACCGAAAAGGTGAGTGCCTTTCTTGAACAACGGCGTGTCCCCGGTATTGACGTACTTGCCGGTGTTTTCCTGCGGGGTCAGCCAGCGTCCGGTATATCCGTTTATGTTGCCCTTGATGTCAAAATAGGGAAACATGATGCGGTCCTTGAAAGTGTCGAAGGTGAAGTTCTTCTCGCTTCTCTTCAGGATGTCCGTCTCAAGCAGCTTCTGTTCGGAAAATCCGGCTGCAAGCATCTCCTTTTTAGCCAGGTTGCCTGCCGGGGCATATCCAATTCTGAAATCCTTCAAGACTTTGTCATCCAGGCTGAACCCTCTGTCATGCAGATAAAGTTGCGCCTCCGGAAGATGCTTCTCGAAAAAGAATGCGGCGCCTTTCATCGCTATACGCTGCGCTTCACGTTCTTTTACCCTGGCCGTTTCCTCGTCGGACATCACCCGTTCAGGGAGAGAGATTCCCGCACGGCCAGCCAGCCAGGTGACAGCCTCGTTGAATGACATGTTCTCATGATCCTGGACAAACTGGATGACATCCCCTCCCTTGCCGCAGACGAAACACCTGTATGTCTGTCTTGACGGACTGACGGTCATCGACGGATGCCGGTCTGGATGAAACGGGCAGATCCCTATATAATTGATACCTCTCTTGTGAAGGGATACAAACTGGCCAATCACGTCCGTAATCTCGTTGGCATCCTTTATTCTCTGTTTTAATTCGTCATCAATCATTGTTCTTCAAATATGCAAAGTTGACGCGCTGCGAATGCCTCCTCCAGTGTTATGCCGAAATACTTCGACAACGCGATATATTCTTCTTGGTTTATATTTTTTCGGCCATAGAAAATATCCCACCAGCGCATCTGGTTGATGCCTACCTCCTGGTAGAAGGCACGGTTGGGCATGAAATTTTCCGGATGCCGGAATTTCAGTCGGAGAATCTCCTGCACCAGATTCCGCTTGACTGTTTGTCCCACTACAATATGCTTCCGGTGCATATATAACTGTACAGCCAATGCGGATCTTCCCAAATGCTCCGCCATTTGTTCCAATGTCTTCTTATTGACATTTTCCCGGACGTATCTGTCCTCATCGGGTTGCCATCTTCCATTGTTCATAGCTTTCTTTCCTCCATATCTGTGTATAGTCTTCATTGAATTCGTATTCAGAGTGCCCGGTAATATAGCAGCAACAGAATTTGATAAATAGTTCCTGCTGCTCCGGTATGACCGAGCCCCCGATATCATAGTAATGCATGACCTTGAGCTTGTCGAGGGCACTATATACCCTCGTCTCAAACTCAAGAAAAGCGTCGACGCCAAGCTTCTCCAAGAAACGGTCTATCCAATCAAGATTTTCCATTCTATATTTCAATAGGCTTTCCATATCATCAAGGACGTTATCCGCTCCTACAGTTCCCGCGTTTCCTTCAGGCTCCCAATGAACAAGTTCATCAGTCTCGCATATAGTCCGGAATCTTCCTTCAGATTATCCGGATTCTTGCCGGTAAGATGCACCTTCATATTATCCTTGGAGTAGTCCTGGCATATAGCCAAGTGCAGTTCCCGGTTCCGGTCATCAACTACCGAGACCTTCACTTCCTCCACCACACTCCCCAGTTCTGAGGCATCCAACCACAAATATGACTTTTCATCTGTCTTCAGATGGCAGTAGCGGTGTACCTTACCACCTTTACGAATCAATTCCACTTCGACGATTGTCGCTACCTGATTGGTACGCAGGATGCGCACCTTCTGACCTTTCTTCATTGATATTTCTTTTTTATTCATTATTGATTTGTTTTAAAACCGAGACCAATAGCCTGCAATCTCTTTAAGGCTTGTTTCTCATAATCCTTTTTAGCTTTTTCGCTGATTTTATTTTCCCAGCAATCGACACAAAAAGGTCCATCGGGAGCATTGTAGCAACCACCTTTTATCGTCTTCCCACATCTCTTGCATTGTAACTCATTATCCATTGGGTTCATATCTGCTTTGTTTTGAATTATTTCTTAATAACTACAGCCACGGTACTTATCAATGTTCCACTTTCCTTAAACTCACCGGCACCTATTTCAAAGACCTGCCCGCGTACTTCTTCCAGCCAATTCCGAAAGTCAACGCATTTCTTTTCAGATGCAATCTTCCAATGTTGGCTCATAATGGCTGCAAGTGTGCCACCAACTTCCAAACGTTCATACATAAGCCTTACATGGTCTATGTCCTGATTGTTTGAGAATGGCGGGTTGGCGATAATCTTGGAATAGCAGCCTACGCTGTCCTTGGTAAAGTCCTCATCAAGCAGTATCACATTGTTCAGGGAATGCAGGAACTCCCTGTTCTCCGGCATCAGTTCATGGCACTCAACCATAACGGAAGGGCACGCCCGATGAATGGCCTTGACAAGCGCACCACGCCCGGCGCTCGGCTCCAGCACCGTATCGCCCCTATGTATCCCTCCGGCAAGCATCACCAGCCAGTCTGCCACATCTGCCGGGGTTTCAAAGAACTGGTAATCCTGCTGAAGATTGCACCGCTTGCCCTCTTTCAGAATGGAGAATACCCTTTCCGGATTGAATGGGAATGTGAATCCTTGGACCTTACCGCCTTGCCAGGAACCGCCAGCCTCTTCTATCCACTTCTTGGCTTCCGCATAGGACTTCCTGTTGAACTGCACCGCCGGAAGTTTGAGCACGTTGTCCTCAAGTGTACAATGTTTCAGTATCTCCTCTACGTTCCATTTCTTACCCTCGTCAGCCTGTTTTTCCTTTCCGGATGTTGGAGCATCCGGCCCTAACAGTGAAGATATTTTTTGAATAACCGTATTGCTCGCATCCATGAAAGCATTGACGCAGGATAGCGCTTCCATAAGGAATCTTGTATCAACATGCCCGGTAACATCATAGATATCTATCCCTTCAGTCATGGATGACAGCTCATTGAGCTGCGCTACACTACCATGTAACGTTTCGATTAAAATCTCTTTTTTGTTCGTCATAACTCTTTTGTAAATAAATTCTTGTTGTGTCCACACTGCCGTGACCGAGAAGGTCGGCCAGTTGAATCACATCCTTGTTTTTCTTCAGGAACATTTTGGCAAAGAAATGCCGGAAGGCGTGCGCGTGCATTTTATTTGAAGCGATGCCGCAATGCTTACCCCATACTTTCAGATGCTGGGAAAATCCCCGCTGTGTCATCGGGCCGAACCTGCCGACGGCAAAAAGCCCGGTCTTTCCATATTCTTTCACATAAGCCTTCACTTCCTGTTGCAGCTGTTTCTGGAAAAAGAAACGGCGGTATTTGTTGCCCTTCCCCTTCAAGGTTACTTCCCCGGCTATGATGTCTTCCCACGTGAATTGCTGGAACTCTGACAAGCGGGCGCCGGTTGTGCCCAGTACCTTGATAAAAAAGTAATAGTCCTTATTGGATTTCGTTTTCAGGAAGTCCAGCAGGCGGTTGTACTCTTCTTCTGTAGGTACATTGTTTACATCCAACTTGCGCTTCATCTTCGGTCTATTCAATTCTACCGGCCTCTTCATCCACTTGGAAAACCTTTCGAGCGCTGTAATTCGTAACCGGATAGTAGCAGGGCTGAATTTCTCCTCCTCAAGCATTTTGATGAACCGTCTGCAATTCTCCATATTGACCTCATTGGCATATTCGAAGAATTTCTTCAGAGAAGTATAATATAAATCTATGGTATGCGGTGAGTAGTCATTGGTGTCCGTCAACCATACTATGAAGTCATTCAACAATGTCCTGTTCTTATCTGAAACCGCACTTAACTTCTCAAGTGGCTTTATCGGCTTCTCCCTGCGTTGAAAACCAATCTTCAGGAAGGACAACAAGTCGCATATAGCTTCGCACATGATTGAATGGCGCACCATGACATCTGCGTTTTTACGTTTATACTTCAAATAGCTACGGCGGTTAATCCCTTCGGCAGTCTCAAGAAAATCCGTGACATACTTTATATACTTCCCGATAGTGTCGTAAGTCCTGCCTGTGGTGTACAAGTAAGAAATATAATCAGCCAGTATTTTTTGCCTGTTATTATCCATAATTATCTGTTTTTCCTATTCCTGGGGGGATTGATTTTTATCGGATTGCCTTTTGTACCCGTACCGAACTGATTCAAGCGGTAGCCATGTATCCGAAGCCAATATTTGAAAGCAGGGGTAGTCATCTGTTTCATTTCTTATTAATTTTGAATTAAAATCCGACCTTGTTTCCAAATGGCATGGGCAAATCATGTTCCTCTTTATTGAGGGGGTAGTCTTTGGATATATCCAATTGCCGTTCAGTGTCAAGTGGGGTTAACAACGCATATAAGTAGCTATGCCCACGAACCTTTCTGTTTTCTATTGAACGTATCTGATAGGTCTTTACATTAGTACCAATGACTACTCCTATAAATTTTCCCACGCTGATTTTGTAATTGTGAAAGAAAGGTGCAATATCAAGCCAACACCGTTCACCGGATGACTCTTCTATTTCGACAAGATTTTCGGTCTTAGAATAATCGACAAAGGTGCCACAGCCCTTATTCATACCACGTGATTTAAGGTAAACCTTACCTTTTTCGTGTTTAATCATTCTGGGGGTATCAAAGACTATCATACTTATATTCCACTCATTATTGATTTATTACATTACAAAACATACACAGCTATATACTCCACTTTCAGGCATTCCCCCGAAGTCAACCCTGATACACAATTCTCCACAAATGACAAATGGCTTATCGCTTATCACTTTACCATAGACACCATAATGTTCGTGAAAGACCTCTGACCCCGGTTTCATCGAGTCCAGTGCCTTTTTCATTTTTTCGGAGGCATAAACGGTTATCCATCTGTTGGAATAATTGTAATAAAGCAGTCCGACACCGAGAGAATCGCACATCTTCAATACGGTCTCTTCCACCTTCTGCCGGCTGAATACGACGCTGGTCTGCAGCTTCTGCACCTTAACGTCCGGAAATTTCTTTTTGAATGTTGTTTTCGTTACCATAAATCTTCATTTTTTATTAGTTCATCTGATTCAAAAGTGCCTTTTTTGTTGACATTGGCATAAGTCTTGATGTTGTCTATAAAGTATCTCATAGCATTCAGATTTTATGTATTTACCAAGTATTGCTCCATAAGTTCGGGGATATCTTCTATCATCTTCAGCATGCACTCATGCGGTGCATCGAGAAATGAAATAACAAGGATACTAAAGTCCTGGTCTATCTGCCGAACTTCGTCGACCTGCAGGTAGTCCAGCGCATCAACGGCATCGACGAAAGGAAGATGACTCTTGAGTGCAAATCCACAGTTGCATATTACTCTGCCCGAAGCCGTCGGACGTGGAATCCACATCCTGAACTGTCCGTCAGGAGTGGAAATGGAGGAAAAACCTTTGTTGTTATTCATGTATTCTGTTTATTAAGTTAGTAAATCATCGTCTCATATAGGGGAATCGAACCCCAGTCGCGGCAAATCTTAAGTATACCGCTACCATTTGAATGTAGTATGAGGGGCCGGACTATCTTCGCAGACCGCCACAGCCATAGAATACACATTAAACACAGATGGCACACCTCACGGTGAGCTTATTTCATTTGATTCCGGTGCCAGTAAGAAATCATCTCACCCACATTACGAACCTTGATTTTTGCCTTGATATTCTCTCGATGGCGGTTAACCGTACAAGGCGAGATATGTAGCTCTGCCGCAATTTCATCAGTTTGGCAGTTGGAGGCAATGAGCCGGAATACATCCATCTCGCGATCGGTCAGTGCTGTATCAAGCTCCGGTCTGCATATCACCCCTTCATGTTCGCATTCACCCCGTAACGGGCATTTGACCTCCTCGAATACAAACTGTCCATCCTTGTTAATGTCAAGATTGTACTGGTCATACTCTCCGAAATTGCATCGGATGAAACGATGAACCACTCGGAATTCATAATGCCAACGATTCATCGTGCTGGCTGAATAGAGCTGCATCAGCCGGGCATGTGCTTTCGGATATCTGTCCCTGATGACAGCAAGCATGTGTTCGATAGTCGGGCGGTCAGCCTCCTTGAGAACAACAGCCGGCTGCCCGAACTCTTTCATCATCACATCACCTTCAGGGGTGTTGTAGAATTCAATATTGGAGATAAATGCTACCATATAATTTGAGTTGCTACACGTCCTTTTCTAATTTCATACCCAACACCTAACAAAGCTCTTTCATATTCAGGTTTTAAACGTCTGCTACTTATGAGGTATCTTGTTTTTCCGCTGCGTACCGCCGCCTCTACTTCAGACATTATACGTTTGAACTCTTTGGGCATCGTTTCCATCATCTTCTCATGTGCAGAAATCATTTGCTTATCCATAATTATTTATTGAGTTAATAATATCATTTATCAAAGCTGCTTCCAGCGGTTTAAACGTATTGTATCGGAGCTTATAATAAAAAGTAGTATAAGACATACCGCTTTCGGAAAGTACTTTTTCTCTAAGGTCAGTCTTTTGCTTTTCGGTCAGTGCATTGTAATGGTCTCTAAGTACCATTTCTTTCAGATTTTGTTCTTTTTTCATGCTTGGTATAATTATTAGTGCCATATTTATACTGCAAACATAAAACATATTTGAGAAAATCGCAAGTAAAAATTGAGATATCGCCATTTTTTATTGAGATTATCTCAATTTAAAATCGAAAGTATTATGATAACTTTATAATTATGAATGCAATAGATAATATAAAAAAAATACGTCTTGAAAAAGGTATTCCACAAAAGAAAATTGCGGATGCCCTAAATCTTGATAATGCTGTTACTGTCTCTTATACACATCTGACGCTGCCGACGAATAGCC